TTCATGCTATATCGGCTACGCAAAAACGTAAAGAGATGGGTATCTAAGGTCTGGAACTTGATTACTAAGCCAAACAATATAGAGTGGCCGTCATGAATGTATCTAAACAAAGATCAGCATTAAAAGCAATTACTTGGCGTATAATTGGAACAGCAGATACATTTGCTATTGCTTGGCTTATAACCAAAGAGCCAGTTACAGCAGGTGCAATCGCAAGTTTCGAGGTAGTTACAAAAACAATCCTTTATTACTTCCATGAGCGTGGTTGGAATAAAGTTAAATGGGGGAGAAAATAATGTATGAATACTATGTAAGAAAAGTAGAGAATGTCGTAGATGGAGATACCATTGATGTTCTTATTGATTTAGGGTTTGATATTCTCTTTCAGTCCCGTGTGAGATTGGCTGGTATTGATACACCTGAGTCTCGTACAAAAGATCTTAAAGAGAAGGCTCTTGGCCTTGAGTCTAAAGAGTATCTCAAAAAGCACCTTAAGGATGCCAAGTCTGTTGTTATTAAGACTGAGAAGATGGACTCATCTGAAAAGTATGGTCGCATTTTGGGCTGGGTATATATTAATGGAGACACAGTATCTCTTAACGATATGATGATTAATGATGGTTACGCTTGGGGATACTTAGGTGACACCAAGGTCAAAGACTTTGATGCTCTTGCAAAGGCTAGAAAAAAGTCTGGTAAGTAACATGGGCCTTCAAGAAGAAGCAATGCTAGAGCATTTAATGCTTCAGGGTGCTTTAGAATTCCAGGGAATTGATGATGTCACTGGCGAGATGATGTATGGTATTACAGACAAGATGAAGGAAGTAAGTCCAGAAATCTATAATCAATTAAAAGACCAATATGAAAATCATATGTTTCAGTTAATTGATCAAGGCCCAACAAGGATGACTTGGAAAGTTAAAGTATGAATTCCGAAGACGAAGAGATAGAAAGACTTATACTTTTTGGAGCACTTGAACCAGCAGGAATAGACGAAGAAACTGGAGAGTTTTTATATAACTTTACAGACAAACTTGCCAAGGTAAATCCAGAACTGCATAAAGATGTTTCTTTACATTTTTATAATGAGACTATGTATCTTTGGAGTCATGGCTTTCTTGATATGGACATAACATCTTCAAACCCAATAATAAACCTGGGTCCAAAAGCCTTTGATCCCCAAGCGGTCAATCTATTAGAAAAAAATAAAAGGCTGGTTTTTGAAGAAATTAGCAAAGTTCTTTCAGAAAAAAAGTGATACAATGAATATTGGGAGTATCTATGAATAATTGGTATGGCGCTGCTGGATTAACTATAACTATATTATTAGTTTTAGGCACATATCTTCTTTCATCAAGGCCAAAGAATAGAACTCAAATAGTAAGCCAGTCTATGCTTCTATATAGATACAGCGCTGGCAAAAAGTATTCAAGAAAACTAATTTCAAAAACACAGTCAAAAAATCATTATGACAAAACAAATGTCAAGGTAATTATTGTCGATAATAATGCCTATTGGATTAAAGATAATATTTTTTATAAAGCACCTTTGGTAGATCAGTTGATTGATAAAGACTCTGCAGAACAAGTTGACACAATAAGCATGGATAAGGTACAATTAGACAAGATGCTTTTTATAATGGACAAACTAAGAGAAGGGATTAACGATGATAGTAGGGGTTCAAGGGACAAGTAGTTTTAACAACTACAATATCTTCTTAAGATCAATGGCTGTTGCCCTTTCTGAGTTAAGAAAAGAAGACAATAACTTTTATATCTATTCTGCAGGTCCAAACAACATAAACCTTATGGCCATGGAGTTTGTTAACTTGTCTGAACGAGGAATGAAATCGAGAGGAAAGTCTATAAAGTTTTTTAAGGTTACTCAAGAATGGCTAGAAGAAAACATCAAAGATGTTAATCATTTTGCATTTCTGTCTAATCCGAAAGAACCTGTTTCAAAAATTGTTCACTCATCAAAACTAAATAACATAAATACAAACGTATACACATTTTAAGTTTGTATACATCAACTGTGCAAAGCACACAAGAGAACGGAACATAATGAAAATAATCAATTCTTTAGATACTATGGAATCAATAGTAAAGAATAATAGACAACTGTCTTGGGATGGTTGGACAGTAGTTGAGACCTTTCCATCAGAGAAAGCATACTACTCTAAGTTTGGCATTTACAAAAATGACAAGTGGCAGATGAAAAAGGAGTTTGTCCCTTCTAGTTTAGGATGGGAAATTCCAGACAAGTATGTGAAATAAATGAACAAGCATAAGTGGAAAGACGAAGCAGTTTGTTTAGATTACGATACAAATTTATTTTTTGATAAATATGAAGAAGACGAGTTGCTTAGGCCAGCAATAGATGCACTGTGCTCTTCATGTTCAGTAAGAAAAGAATGTTTTTCTGTTGGCATATCTGGTAAAGAGTGGGGTGTTTGGGGCGGTGTGTATTTAGAAAATGGAGAAGTCTCTAAAGAATTTTCTAGCCACAAGAGTAAAGTTGATTGGGGCAAGACATGGCAATCTTTAACAATGGAGTAATATGTATACTGACGAAATGAAAAGAGCCTTTAGGTCTGTTTCTTGTCCTAAAAATTTTTCTTTGCAGATCATAGACAATGATCATTTTTTAACTGTTAAGGCTAAAGAAAAAGACTTTATGTCTTTGGAAACAGTTGAAATGAAAAAGGAAGCAATAGAATATATGATTCGGGTAAAGAAAGCATTAGAGGACAACGGCGCTATAGTTCTTCTGGTTAGAGAAGGTGGTAAAGAGTTATGATAGAGTCAATTCTTGTTGGTGTCCTGTCATTCTTAGTCTTGCTGTTTTTATCTTTATATATGCTACAAAGAAAAACAAATCGTCAGATTCTTGCTAATACAATTAATCTTTTAATAATGCAGCAAGCCAGCAATGATGAAAATAAAACAGATCAAGAAAAAGCCAACGAGGATTTTTTAAAATTTGTTTCAGATTCTAGAGACTGGGCTTATCAATACATAGAAGATTTCCAAACATCATTAAACAAATTTATTAATGATATTGAGCCTGAAATTGCCTATTTTGACGAGTATGGGATAGTTGGATCAGCATTCCCGCACTACCACTCAATGAAGAAAATTTCTGGGGCATACAAAGAACTAAAGAAACTGTTACCAGAAGACTATGATAGAATAGTGTAATGATCGTCCTTAAGCACACCAAGAATCTTAACTTATTCATATGTGAAGAAGAGTTGTGCGAGGATGAAAGTACACAGGTTTGGGCAAGTTCTGAAAGCAGAATTGTTGACCTGTGTGATTTACACTATAGTCAAGCAATAAATTCCTAGGAGGAAAATTATGAATCAACAAATCAAAAACGCACTAGCGTCATACGGAAGATCAGTACTTGGAGCAGCAACAGCAATGTATGCTTCTGGTGTAACAGATCCACAGACACTGGCATACTCACTACTTGGTGCACTTGTGCCCGTGATCTTGAGAGCAGCCAACCCTTCTGATCCAGCATTTGGAAAGATGCCTTCAGTAGATGAGGTAGACAAGGCAGTTAAGGCTGCTAAGGTTGTCAAGAAGGCTCCTGCAAAGAAAGCAGCAGCAAAGAAGTAAGTAATTAGATTAGCAGGCTAGGGTAGTTGACTAGCCTGCTTTTCTATGCTATAATATTTATGCCTGCCCAAATGGGGGGTAAATTAATTTATTCGCTTGAAAGGGGAATAACATGGTAAAAACAGCACTGGATCTTTTTAATGATCCATTCTTCAACACCTTCTCAAATTTTCAGAAGGTAACAACAGCAACAAACTATCCACCTTATAATCAGATCAAATTAAATGATACAGAGTATATTCTGTCATTTGCTTTGGCTGGTTTTTCTAAGGATGATGTCTCAGTATCGCTAGACAATCGCAAACTTACAATCAAGGGCGAAAAGCAGGACACTGAGTTGCCAGAGGGAGCAGAGTATCTACACAAGGGCATCGCAACCCGTAAGTTTACAGATATCTTCACCCTTCCTGAGTTTGTTGAG